GTGCCGGTGAACACTGCCGAGTACAAGGCGGGGTGCGGCGGGTTCTACACCGATGTGGTGGAGGGCCGGTTGCGTCGTCCGTCGGGGCAGGGTCCGTTGGATGTTGCCGTTGCTGAGGCGTCGGAGCGTCCGTTGGGTGACGCGTGGGCGTGGGACATGCGGAACGCCACGGTGCCGATCTCCCCGCTTGAAGCAGTGACGATCGCCCGGTCCCTGTTGCCCACCGAAGTCGTCGCAGAAGCCCCCGTATTCGCTTATTGACCCTGTGGAGGGCTTGTGCGTCGCAACGTCACCGCTGCGGTCGTGCAGCTAACCGGCATCGCCATCATCGTCGGCGGTTCCTTTGCCATTTCTGCCGCTGTAGGCGTGGTGGCGCTCGGCCTGGTCGTGCTGCTGCTCGGCATCGATCTTGAAGGTGACCGCTGATGTTCGGTGGTTTGCTGCGCCGCGGCGAGAACGGTGACGAAGAACGTGACGGGTCGAACCTCAACCTGTCCCGCTACGCGTCCCTGTGGGCCGATTCGGGGCCGTACTCGCCGGTGTCGGTGACGACGGCGACCGCGTTGACGAACGCTGCGTCGTCGGCGTGTATCGATGTGCTGTCGAAGTCGGTGTCGATGACACCGGTGGACGTGTTGCGAGGCAAGGGCGTCGACCGGCTCCCGGTCGTGCCGATCCCGTCGCTAATCGAGTCGCCATCCAGCCTCGTTGAACCGGACGTCTGGTTCGACCAGCTGATGGTGTCGCGACTGACCGACGGCAACGTGTTCGGTGAGATCACCCGCTACCGCGGCCCCTACCCGACAGCTATCGACCTGTACGACCCGGAGAGCGTCACCAACCGCCGCCTGGTGGACGGTGTGCCGACCGTGACGATCGCCGGCCAGGACCGCCAGCTGTACCCGTACGGCGACGTGTGGCACATGCCTGGGCCGTTCGTGAAGCCCGGCACCCCGTTCGGTGAATCGCCCGTCCAACGCGCTCGAGCAACCATCGGCGCAGCGGTAGCGGCACGCGATTTTGGGTCGCAGTTCTTCGGCGACGGAGCGCACCCCAGCGGAATCCTGTCCAGCGACGTTCAGCAGACCGCCGAACAGGCACAGGGCGCCAAAGACGCGTTCATGCGGGCCACCAAGGGGCGGCGCGAGCCTGCAGCGTTGGGTTCAGCGTGGACGTGGACGCCGATCAGCGTCGATCCGAACGATTCGCAGTTCCTCGAGCTGATGCAGTTCTGCGTTGAGGAAGCCTGCCGGTTCTGGCGGGTGCCGCCCTCGATGGTGTACGCCGCAACGTCAGGGCAGAACGTCATCTACGCCAACGCCACACAGGCCGACCTCGCGTATCTAAAGCACAGCCTCGAAGGCCACTTCGTTCGCACCGAGAAGGCGCTGACCCGGCTCCTTCCCCGCCCGCAGTTCGTCCGCTTCAACCGCAACGCCTTCCTGCGTTCCGATCCCGTCACCCGCTCAGCCGTGGTTGATACCCGGCTGAAGAACAAGACGATGACGGTCAACGAGGCCCGAGCACTTGAGGACGAACAGCCGTTCGGTCCCGAGTACGACGAACCAGGTATCCCCGGCGGCGCCGTCCCCGACCCAACCCAGGACTCCCCCAATGCCTGACGCACCCAAGGGTCTGCTGACCCGCGCTGTGACTTTCGAGACACGCGCAGCCAACGACGACGGCTTCACCCTCGAGGGGTACGCCGCAGTGTTCGACGCCCCCACTGAGATCAACTCGTGGGAAGGCAACTTCGAGGAACGCATCGCCCCCGGAGCGTTCGCCAAGACCCTCAAGGAACGCACCCCGGTCATCCAGTGGGACCACGGCCACGACGCCGCCACCGGCTCTGTTCCGATCGCGGCGATCGACAAGATCCGCGAGGACGACCACGGCTTGTTCGTGTCGGCCCGCATGTTCGACAACGCCCGGGTGGAGCCGATCCGCCAGGCGATCGCAGGCGGCGCCATCGATGGGATGTCGTTCCGGTTTCGTGTCGTCAAAGAAGAGTGGGACGAGTCCGGTGACATGCCGGTTCGCACCATCAAGGAACTCGACCTGTTCGAGCTCGGACCCGTCGCGTTCCCCGCGTACACCTCGACCAGTGTCGGTGTGCGCTCCCTTCTCGCAGACCTGCCGGACGCCGAACGCGTCCAGCTGATCCACGACCTCAGGGCAGAAGCCGCCCCCGCCGGCACTTCAACGCCCCCGGAAGCCGCCCCCGCCGGCACTTCCGAAACGAGCGGCAGCGACCCTCGCGCCGTTCTCACCCTCGCCGCCGCAGCGCGAGCGAGTCGACCCAAGGAGTAACACCACCATGAAGGCTCTTGAGATCCTTCGCGCGCAGATCGCCAAGCTCATCGAGCAGCGCGACGCCGCAATCGAGGCGATGGAGACCGTCGCCACCCTCGCTCTCGACGAGGAGCGTTCCCTGTCCACCGAGGACTCGACCGAGGTTGAGGCCCGCCAGGCTGAGATCGTCGGCATCGACGCCGAACTCGCGCCGCTGTACGAGCGTGAGGCCGAGCTGGTCGAGATCGAGGCCCGCACCGCCGCTCGCGCAGCGCGTCCTGGTCTGCAGGTCATCAGCTCCCCGGAGCCGACCGACGTCATGCAGGACCGGTCCTCGACGCCGCAGCAGATGGCCGACGCGCTCACCCGCTCGGTCGAGGCCCGTGGCATCGACGGCGACAACATGGCCCACGTCCGCCAGCTCGCGCTGCGTCACCGCGCCGACCGCGAGTGGGCACAGGGCCTGATCCTGCGTTCCACCGACGTGTACGAGTCGGCATGGTCCAAGGCTGTCACCGGCAACGGGCTCCGCATGACCGACGAGGAGCGCACCGCGCTCTCGACGCTCACCTCCGCGAACGGCGACTACCTCGTTCCGACGCATCTCGACCCCACCGTGATCCTCACCAACTCGGGGTCCAGCAACGCGATTCGCGGCATCTCCCGCGTCGTCACGCTGTCCCGCCCCGGTGACACGTCCTGGCAGGGCATCACCTCCGCCGGCGTCACTGCGTCGTTCGACGCACAGCTGACCGAGGTGTCCGACGACTCGCCGACGTTCGGCCAGCCGACCATCCCGGTCCACAAGGCGCAGGCGTTCATCCAGGCATCGATCGAGGCCGCCGAGGACATCCCCGGTCTCGCCGGTGAGCTGCTGATGATGTTCGCCGACGCCCGCGACCGGCTCGAGGGCGCTGCGCACGCCACCGGCTCCGGTTCCGACCAGCCGACCGGCATCTTCACCGCTCTCGACGCCAACACGAACGTCGAGATCGTCTCCGATACCGCTGCGGCGATCTTCAAGGCTGACCTTGACGAGATGTACCGCTCGGTGCCGGTCCGGTTCCGTGGGAACGCCCGCTGGCTGATGAACCCCCTGTGGGCGCTCGCCATCCAGAACCTCGGCACTGCCGTGTCGGCGAACTACACGACCGATCTGTCGCAGGGCACGAGCCTGTCGATCCTCGGTCACGGCGTGACCGAGTCCGACGACGCTCCGAGCTCGGTGACGACCACCGTGAAGGACAACGAGGTCGTGTTCGGCGACTTCAGCAACTTCGTCATCGTCGACAAGCCCGGCTCGTTCGCCGTGTCGTTCATCCCCACGATGTTCAACACGACCACGAACCTGCCTGACGGTCGCGTCGGCTGGTACGCCCACTGGCGCACCGGTTCCGACTCGGTGAACGACCTGGCGTTCCGTCTCCTGCAGGACAAGACCTCGGCCTGATCCTGCTGTTCGCGGGACCGACGCTCGCTTGACGGCTCGAGCGTCGGTCCCGCACTGCCGTCCCCGTCACCGCCGTCAAGGAGTCGTCAATGTCTATCCGTGCAACACAGACCTGCGTCATCGCTGTCGCAGGCATCCCGACAGCAGTCGTCGAGGGCGAATCGTTCGACGACGACGCGGAGATCGTTCGCGAGTACCCGTGGCTGTTTGAGGAACCCGCCGTCGAGGAAGCCACCGCAGCCCCCGGGCAGCGGCGAGCGACCCGTCGTAAGCCGTGACCGACCGTGTTGTGGTGGCGCACCTGTCGCCCGGCGAATGGTCGGCGTGTTTCGGTGCGTCCCTGATCGACCTGTTGTTCTACGACGCAGCGCACAACCAGCGGATCGTGTCCCACAAGTACGGGCACATGCACAAAGAAGCCGGCGCGGACAACCTGTACGCGGCGCGCAACAAGTGCTGCCAGGTTCTGCTGGACGAGTCGTCGGCGGACTGGTTGTTCTTCGTTGACTCTGACATGGGGTTCGCCCCCGACACCGTCGACGCGCTCGTCCGCTCAGCGCATCCGACCGACAGGCCGGTGGTCGGCGGGTTGGCGTTCGCCCTCAAGTCCGACGGCGCCGGCCCCATGTTCGCCCGCCGCTACCGGGCGCAGCCGACGATCTACCAGATGGCAGACACCGGCGACGAAGTCGGGTTCATGCCAATGTTCGACTACCCAGCCGACACCGTGCTCGAGGTCGACGGGACCGGCGCAGCCTGCCTGCTGATCCACAGGTCGGTGCTGCAGACGGTGCGCGACAAGTGCGGCGACACCTGGTTCGACCACGTCCCCAAGCCGAAGGGCGAAGGGAAGTTCGGTGAGGACCTGTCGTTCTGCATCCGGCTCAAGTCGTGCGGCATCCCCATGTATGTCGACACGGGTGTGACGACGACGCACGACAAGGGCGGCGTGTTCCTCGACGAGGACACCTACCGGTTGCAGCAGGCGATGAAAGAGCTCGCTGATGTCTGAGCCGATCAAGGAGATCCGCCGGCTTGTCATCGGGCCGCTGTCGGAGTTGGAGTGTCTGAAGCTCGCCGAGATCGCCGCTGCGACGAAAGCGACTCGGGCGTTGGAGGTCGGCCACTACCTCGGCCTCTCCACCTCCGTCCTACTCGCGTCGCTGCCGGCCGATGTCGAGTTCGTGACGATCGATCATCACCAGGGCGACCAGTGGTGCCCCGGCACCAAGTTCGAGGAGTTCGGCGAGAACGTCGCCCCGTACGTCGGGGACCGGTCGTTCACCGTGCTCAATCAGGACATGCGGACCGTGATCCCGATGCTGTCGGGACAGTTCGGGTTCGTGTTCTACGACGCCG